TCTTACGTTGTTGCTCAATCTTAACTCTCTTGTATAAACCTACATGGGAAATATATTTTCCAGACTGAGTACTGAGCCAAGCTGACACTTCTCTGTAACTATACTGTTTTATAAACTTCTTAGCTTTTTCAAACAGTTCTAATTCTTCTGGAATTGGTAGTAGTATATCACAGTCATCAGGGTCTTGTCTATACCCAAATGGTACATGGGTTCCAACTCTTACAATTGGTTGCCATTCATATTCACCATCTACCTCTATAGGTTTAGGTAACTTCCAAGTCTTATTCGTCTTCATTGGCTTTCTGCGGTAATATAAATAATGGATTAGCTGCAGATACTTCTACTTTTTCTGTCTTAATAAAACCACTACGATCTAAAACATCTTTTGCAGCTGTCATCTTTTCTTTATTACCTAAGTCTGTAGGATTATTCATAACCTCAAACATTGAGTATGCAGCTTTTACAGCTGATGAACTAATAAACTTTTTAGTTAGATCTGCAATCTCTTCTGCTAAAGACTCTGAAATAGCTTTTGTAGATACTCCATCTGCATAACCTGCAAGTTTTCTAGCTGTAACTAGATTACCTCCAGCTTCTTCAAACAGTACGTCTAAGAACTTCTGTTGTTTTTCTGTTAAGTTTCTTGCCATTATGCCACCATATAAATTATAAAACCTAGAGTTGTTGCACCTGCTAAAAGCATGATACCCGATATACCCCAAGTAATTATTGCTTCTTGTATTTCTGCTTTACGATACTCTTGCTCTTTCTTTTGCTTACGTATCCTACCTTCAGTTGCTACCAGTTCATCCCAAACAGATGGTCCATACGTAAAACTAATCCAATCTTTTAATTCTTGCCTCATAGATTCAGCCTTCTTTTTAGCAGTAAATATTTCTAAAGCTTCTGCTTCAACAGAACCCCCCAATGATTTCCACCAAGGAGGATTCTTATTTTTCTGCTCTAAGTAGGACAGGTCGCTCATGCTGCTAGCCCACTGATTTAGTTGACCACCCATTTCTTGAAGATCTTTTCCGAACTGGAAGCCTTTCTTCAATGCATTGAACGCTACGGTAGCTCCACCGATTATTGTAACTGGGTCCACGAGCCTCCTCCCAAAGTACTCCTAGTATCATTAAAGAACTGATTGTGTTTTTCAAAGAGCTTTACCTGTCAGTATAACTCTTTCTATATCACATCTACCTATTCCTAAGTCTTGCAGTTCTCTGTCAGTCATATTGTAAAGTTGTAAACGTGCAATTTTACGTCTAGCTGACTCTGTTCTTGCTTCTATTATTCTACTAAGTAATCTCTTAAACATTTTCTACTCCTATGTTAGCCCTATCTGGACAGGAGTAGTTATACTATATTTTACAGTTACTTACTACAGACAAAAATGCAATCCCGTTATGACTTTCCTGTAATTTTCTTAACAACTTTAGTTGTCCAAGCTTCATTCTCTGGAGTATTGGGATCATCAGATATGTAGTGACCCTTTTCGTTACGAGCACGAACCATCTCTGTTTCTTCTACTTCTACTTCTTCTGTTACAGAACCATTAACAAAGTCTAGTATATCAGATATAGAGACAGAATCATCTTTAGATATCCAGTCACCGTATCCTCTTTCTTTTTCAGCAATTACTTTGTTATCGTCTGATAAGACTCTATTACCCTCTAATCTCATTTCTTAGCTTTCCTTTTAGCCATACCACCCATAGATTTTCCATACCTAGTAGATTCTGTTTTACCAACTCCCATTTTATAAGCTTCCATAGCTCTTGCTCTACTTTTGTACTTACTTTTATTCTTTTTATACCATTCGTCAAACTTAGTAGCTTTTGCTAAACCTTTTTCAGCAATCTTTTTAACTTTATTTACTTGCTTAGATGTAGCCTCTCGCTCTCCAATACTTCTTTTAGCTTGAGCACCTTTAGTTGGAATAGTAAAAGCAGGAGCTAAAACTGTAACTGTAATTTTACCTGAGTCTGGACGTGCTTTAGGTTTAATAGATTTTTTAAGATCTTCTGCATATACAGCAGCCATCACTTTACCATCTTTATTTGTGTAGTAAAGTGATCCTGCTTTTTTAGCTGCAGCAATGCTTTTGTACTTACTAGCATTCTTTTTAGCCTCTTTAAGAGTTAAACCTTTTTCTTTTAGTTTACTGTTTAAATATTTACGTAGTGTTACAGCCATTACTACTTACCTCTTCTAGACATACCACCGTAAAACATTCCTGTCTTACGCATGTCAGATACCTTACCACCTTTGGCATAACCTTTTTTCTTAGTCATACCACCTTTGTTCATGTAACCCATTTTGTTACGAACTGCTGTAGGTAACTTTTTTAAACCTGTTTGATCATCTGTTGGTTTTTTTAATTTCATTACGGCACCACCTTCGTTAGCTCTAAATTTTCTTGTTTTCTCTGCAATCTTTTTAGGTTGCTTTACAAACTGTTTACCTTTTGCTTTGCCTTCTCGTTTAGCTTTTGTAGTTGCTGCATACTCAGAAGACGACAAAGACTTTATAGCTGCTTCAGGTAGATACCTTTCACCAGTCTTAGCACTAGGCTTTCCACTCTTTGTACGCCACTTTTGTTTTGTCCAATTTTTTAGACTTTTTTGAGGGGCTTTCATTACTTGTAGCCCCCACCCTTTGCTTTGTATTGTTTTGCCAACATCTGTGCTTTTCTAGCTGACCATTGGCCTGGGCCACCGCCCTTACTTCCAGCTTTGATTGAGTTGAATAAAGTCTTGCGCATGCTAGGTTTGGTATAATTACCTGCTTTATTGACACTAGATTTCTTTTTCATTTTACTACCCTTATATTAGAAAACAACCCCACCAGTTTTAGCAGGGTTGTTACTTTTTATGAAAGTACTACTTTAACAGTTACGTTATCACTGGTTGCTGCTAAGATATTCATTATAACAGTATCACCAATAGCGTCAGGTATTGCAAGAGTGTAATTACCTGCCTCTAGTTCTAAATCGTTAGCACCACAGTTTGCTTCTGCAGTACCAAAGTTAATTAAAAACTCTTGGTCAGCGTGGAGATGTACAACTCTGAAACCAGTGCAGGTAAAATGTTTTGTATTAGCTGCTGTGTTATCTACGGTTTGTTTTGTTTGTACACTCCATTGTAACGTGTTAGGTTGGAATGTGCCTACGGAAGTTGACATTTATCATTCCTCCCTTAATGTACTGAGTATTCTAGTTCAACAGTAAATCGACCTGCAGATGCATCACCGTTAAGAGTAGTAGTAGCAAATACATACAAGTGTGTGTTTGCAATAGGTGCTTGTACTAGTGGGTCAAATATATGATACCCTGCTGCATCCAGATTTAAATCAATTTCAGTTACTGAGTCAGTAGCAGATATACGTGGATTAAATGATGCCACTCCTGCACCTACAATTTCAGTACCTGATGATACTACAGCAGCATTAGTAGCAATGCCAGAAGTAGGGTTAAGTGCTAGACCACCTACAAGTGTTGGTCCTGCGACAGTAGTAATAAATACTAGTGCACGATGGATAAAGAACTTAGTAGGAGTTACAATAGTTGATGGAGTATTAGTATCTAGTGTACCTAGCTCTACAAGACAGTCTCCGTCTGCATATGCTGCAGCTGTGTCTGTAGCTGCTAGTGATCCTACAAATGTTTGAATCTTACGTGTTCCAAATGAGTGTAGTAAACCTGTTCCTGTTATTCCTGTACCAAAAGTTACGTTATCTTCGTACTCTTCAATACCTTTTGTAAAAGTTGTTGTAGCCATAATTATATTCCTTCCGTGGTTTTACCACTATGTGAGTTTAGATTTGTGTGGGTTGACCACTTATAGTTATTATACTTTGACTAGTTTGTAGCCTTTAGCTTTTGCTGCAGACCTAATTTTTGCCAGTGTCATTGCACCACCTTTAGCTGCACCTTTTTTCATCATGCCACCTTTAGCATAACCTTTTTTCATCATCTTAGCTCCGCCTTTGGCGTAACCTTTCTTTTTCATGCCACCCTTGGCATATCCTTTTTTCTTCATCATCTTTTTCATCATTAGTATTACTCCTTGTATAAGTTATTAAAAACACGTTCCGTGTCCCAAATGTATCCAACATCTTCTTTAGAATTAAAAGTATGTTGGTTCGGTTTAAAGTCTGGTGCACCTTCTCCAGTTTCAAACCAAGCAGGGTGAGTTACTCTCACTCTATTATTGGGCAACGCAACTATGTTACCTGTATACTCTCCTGCATCTAACAACTCTAATACGTGAGATTGTTTATGTTGTGCAGGATCATCTGCTACTTCATTCTCTGTGTAGTCAACAGTGAAGTAATACTTGGCAGGGTAGAACTCTCCATCTACTTTAGCTATCCAAGGGGCAGGACTTGCACGTTCCAGTTTATAAACTGAGTGTGTGTGCGACATACAATCCCAAGGCTGTGCCATATAAGGCGGTAGTTCTGTAGGCCATTCTTCTAAAGGAGTATCTGCTACAAGTGAGGTTAGTGGCATTCTTGCCCACATTGCACCTCCATGTATATTTGGTTCATCTTCTTCATCAGACTCGCAGCCTGTAAAGATAACCTGAAAACTTAATGTTCTGTTTGGCATAGTAGTTACTGCTATTACCATACAGTGCAAAAACTCTCCGTGATACTCCTCTAAGTTTTTTGTATATTCTCTTCTTACCCAAGCTTTAAAATGTGGTATGTTACTTTGTAGATACGGCATCTTTGTTGTGTTTCCTTCGCAAGTCTGCTTTAGCTTTCTTGAAGACATTTGCTATTGCTGTCTTCCCCATAACTTTAGCACGTTGTTCACCAACTGTCAAGATCTGAATCTTTCTTGCGTAAGGTTTATTTACTCCTTTTACTTTAGCTGATGTAGCTTTTGCATCAGCCATAGTAGCAAACTTAATTGATACTGTATCTTTTGGATTCTCATCCGTGTATAGTCTACGTCCAGACCCTTTAGGTTTTTTACCTGTTCCTACTTTTGGGTCTGGTTTCTTTTTCATTATCTATGCCTTGCAGTTACAATCAGCACCACATTTAATGTTTAATACTGCACATACAATTCTTTTTAAATATCTCCATATCCATTTAACTATTCTCATAATGAAACTCCCATTTTAATATGTATACATTGAGGTACTGCTAAATACCCTTGTTGTTGAAAATACCTAGTTACTACTAGTGCTTCTTGAGCACATGCTTCCTCTGTAG